ATGGCAAGTATCAAATTTTTTACACGAACCACAAGCAAAGACTCAATGTCTGTTATTCACGTTACAATATCGTTGGGACGAGGCAAACAATTTTACCTCAATTCAGGTTTAAAAGTTTTCAACGATGCATGGAGTAATACTACGCAAGGAATAAAACCTCGCTATCGATACTCCGAAATATATACTCAGGCAATGGGCAGTCAACTTGAAACGAAACTGCTTGCGCTTCGCACATTCCTAATGTCCAAAATCATTGACGATGTTCAAGGAACGTTAACAAAGGAACATATCCAGAACTTAATAGATGAATTTCATCATCCCAAAAGAACATATAAAAAGAGAAGAAACGATCCGGATGAGCATTGCCCCAAACACGAAACGTTACTTCAATTCATCGAAAGATACGTCCAAGAGATCGAATCCGGTAAACGTCTGAATAATAAAAAACTTCGATACGCTTATTATACAATTAAGAACTATAAAGGCTTTCTCGTTCAATTCAAACTGTATTGTCAAGTAAAAAAACAAAAGTTCGATTTCGATGACATCGATCTGAAATTTTATGACACAATGGTGGCTTATTTTACCAATAAAGGATACTCCCCAAACACGATTGGCCGCCATATAAAAGAGTTGAAAATAATCATGCGGACCGCTTACGACGAAGGCTTGACCGACAACAAAATAGTTGAAAACAGGAAATTCAAGGTTCTGACAGCCGATGTCGAGAATATCGCATTGAGTGAGAAAGAACTGGATAAACTCGCCAACGTCTTTCTCGGAGAGCACGAGACAGAACTTCGACAAACAAGAGATGTATTTTTAATTGGCTGTTATCTCGCTCAACGATACAGTGATTACTCACGAATAAATCCAGCCATGATCAAAACTTTAGATAGTGGAGAAAAATATATCGACCTCGTACAAAAGAAAACCGGAACACGCGTCCAAATACCCTTAAATCCTCGGTGTCAAAACATCTTGGAACAATACAATTACCAATTCCCAAAATTAGCGAATGTAACGATAAACAAGAACATTAAAGAAATCGCCCGCCGCGCTGGAATCACCGAAGACGTAACTATCCATTTCATCCAATGCGGTGAAAAAAGAGAAACTACGCTGCCTAAATACGAATTAATCACTACGCACACTGCACGTCGAACTGGAGCGACCAACATGGTACTCGCTGGTGTTCCGATTGAAGAATGTATGGCTGTAACCGGCCACAAATCGAGAGCCCAGTTCGAACGATATGTCAAAATCAGTCTACAGCAAATGCTGGCCAAGCTCGTCAATAATCCATACTTTAAAACAGGGGGCAGTTATAACCCCATGCTATCACCGGAAACTCTATTGAATCAATTCAAATTATTCATGTCGTCGATGTTTGCAAATCAACAACAGTAATGTATGGATATGTTCCCGAACGACACTACGAGTGTAGATCAACGACACATCTGTTTCATTTACAAAACACAAATCAGCAGCATATTCGATTCTATCGATTTTATTCTCTCGTGTTTTCGGATGGTGAAACAATATGGAGATGATTTCATGACACATGTACCATGTGACCATTCATCGATTCACTCATTCCCGTATGAAAGAGAAGAATTTGTATACTCTTTTATTGTCAGCCAGATTCAATATCTGTATCATGGGTTACCCGCACTCTGTCGATTTCTAAGAAACCAAGAGGCCGACTACATCGACTACATGAAAGATAAAT